CATTGATGACTCAACGTCTGGTGCTGTTTTCGCAGTTAGTGGTGCTACATCGTCTGATACCTTTAGAGGAAGAGTTGTACAAACTATGCATGGCCCAACGAATCCAAATAGCGCCATTGTCCCACAAGTCACAAAATCACCAGATGGAACAGACTTCAAACTAGCTCTCGCAGGTGGACTAGGTTCAGGATCTATGGTTGAAATTTTCTGTAATGGTTCTAATTGGATTATTGATGCTCACATTACTGGCGCTGCTGCCACGTTCTCATAGGATAACTAATGGGTCGTAAAGCAAAAAGAGCCAAAATGCTAGCGAGACATTTGCGTGTTTCAGGGCAAGAAATTGATCCTGAACTCGCACGTGCTTGTGGTGTGGAAAGGCAAAACCAAGAACTTATTGACGCTCGCTTGGCTGTAGAAGCCGAAGAGCGTCGCATAGCTGAAGAAGCGGAACGTAAAGAGCGTGAAGCTTTAGAGGCAAAAAGGAAAGCAGAAGCCGAGGCAAAGAAAAAAGCAGAAGCTGCTCGAAAAAGAAAAGAAGCGGCTGCTAAAAAGAAAGCCGCTGCTGCTAAGAAAAAACCAGAATCTCCGAAAAAGTAAAAAAGCTAGGATCCTCCCGCTTTAACCCTCGTCTTTTTCAAGTCGGGGGTTTTCTTTATTCAAAAACTACTTATTAAAGATTGGAGGATCATTAATGTCATTGCCTACCTTAACGCCGGTTTCAAAAACCTCGGCAATTGTTTTACCAGAAACCGTTTCGTTCACAGGAGCGTCATCTGAGGATACAGATGTAGCCGCTGCGTGTCCAATTGGAGCGTACACATCATCTGTTGGTTTTATAACTGGTGCCATACATCAAGTTGCCTATACTTACAAAAAACTTGGTGGTGACATTTTAGATATAGAATTAACCAGTGGGAGTGTATACGCAAATTACGAGGAAGCATGCTTGGAATACTCGTATACTGTCAACATGTACCAGACAAAAAATGCTCTTGGGGCAGCTCTAGGTTCAGCAACTGCTTCATTCGATCACAAGGGAGACATAACGGAAGGAAATGGTGCTGCCTTAAAGTATCCAAAATTTACTTTTGATTATGCCTTTAAGATGGGTGATAAGTTTGCAACAGAAGCCGGAGTTGGCGGAACAGAGCGCATCTACAGTGCTTCATTTGCAACAGTTAGCAACAAGCAGGACTATGATTTACAGCAAATTGTGAGCTCTTCAGCAGTCGCTGGGGGTGTACCCTATGCTGGGCTAGTTGGGGATAAAAGAATTAAGATTAGGCAAGTTTATTACGTAACTTCTCAACAAATGTGGAGGTTTTATGGATATTACGGTGGTTTGAATGTTGTCGGAGATTTTCATAATTACGGACAGTATGCTGACCAATCTACGTTTCAGGTCATCCCTGCTTGGCACAACAAACTTCAAGCGGTGTCTTATGAAGATCACCTATACACAAGAACTTCTCATTTTTCATATGAGATAATTGACAACAGATTAAGATTGTTTCCAATACCAAGTGCCATTTCACCCAAAAACTTTTATTTCAAATTTACAATTGAGACAAACTCTCCGTTCTCTGATGACGTTGAGTCAGGTCAAAACGGCGTAAATAACATAAACAACATACCATTTGAAAACATTTCGTATGATTCAATTAATTCAATAGGTAAACAATGGATTCGAAGATACGCCTTGGCACTTTCAAAAGAAACGCTCGGACAAGTCAGAGGAAAGTTCGGAGGAAGTGTTCCAATACCGGGTGATAACTTAACATTAAACGCCTCAGATCTTCTTTCACAAGCAAAGGAAGAGAAAGATAAGCTAAAAGAAGAATTGACAAAGATTCTGGAAGATACAACATATAACAAGCTTATTGAGACTGATAAGTCTATGGTTGAGAATCAAAATGCGATTATTAAAAATTCACCACTTAAAATATTTGTAGGATAAAAAGCATGAAATTAACATCAAAAAAATTAATACGATTAATAGAACAACAAATTGATGATTTTAAAAATAAAGAACAAAGTGAAAAATTAGCTTTATTGTTGTCAGGGGATGCTAGTGACATTATACAAGGTATGGAATTGGCATATACCTTGGGATTAAGTGTTGAAGAAACTCCGTTTGACAAAATGGATTTAAGTAGGGAGAACGTACCCGACTATTCTGATCTGTTGGACATTGCGGATCTTGTCATAGAATTGCATAGCGATGAGATTGTTTCGTACTTAAGGAAACATTTAATCAAGGCTATGGAAAAAGGTCTTCGTAGACGCTTAGACATGGGAATGACAACAGGTCTTGAACACCCAGCACAAAAAATTAGAACAATTATAAAAAATGAACTAACAGCGCACCAAAGACCAATAAATGTCATAGGGGTATAGAAAATGTCTGATAACAAGTGGAAAAAAGCACCCGCACCTCCTCCGCCAATGTTTTTTGGTGAGAAAGAAAAAGATTTGGTCAAACAAGTTAATGACGAGATCATTGAAAGAGTGTTGGGGCAACAGCTGCTTTACTTCTCGATAGACATAGATCACACAAACTTTCATCCACTGTATGGTGAGGCAATAGAGAAAACATTTTTACCTCCGGTGCGAGTGTTTGCTAGAGTGGAATATGGAGGGGTTGAGACACACTTTGTTGATAACATTGCTCTGGATAAAAAGACATCTCTAAAGGTTATGTTTCACAAAAGAAGACTAACAGAGGATCAAGATCTTTTTGTTAGAGAAGGTGATTTTATAAAGTATGGAAAGATTTTTTACGAAATAGTTAAAACAAACGAGCCAAAGCATCTGTTTGGCCAAGCCGACGTGCAATTTGAAATAACAGCAGATTGTATAAGAGCTAGAGATGGAGTATTTAATGCGGAATAGTGAAGAAATACATTTTTTACCTTCCACACTCGAAACAGTAGATGGGGGACTTTATAGGTGGCTAGACGAAACTCTAAACTTACACACAAAAACAAACAATGGCATCTACAAGGTGCCAGTTTTATGGCTAGGTTCCGAGCGTGCTTGGCAAATTAAAAATGATCAAAGGATTAGGGATAAGGTTGGAAAACTTATTTTACCCCTTATAACAATTAACAGAAATGGCGTTGTAAAAGATCCAAATTTTAAAGGCATCTTTCAGGCAAACATTTATGAAACACAAGACTATCGAGGAGGAGCAGTTCCTGCTGATCGTAGAATAAATCAAGATAAAACACAAAATTTCCAAAACAACATAGCTAGTCGAGCAACTGACAATGAACAACAGACTGGTAAGAATAGCGAAAATAATCAAATTGTATACGACACTTTTAACTCTCCCATACCAGTTCATGTTGTAATGAACTATTCAATTACGTTGAGAACAGAGTTTCAACAACAAATGAACGATATACTCCAACCTTTTATCACGACTACTGGTCAAATAAACTCATTTCTATTTACAAAAGATGGACATAGATACGAGGGCTTTGTTCAACAAGATTTTTCATTTAGCAATAACACCACAAATCTTGCCGAGGAAGAGAGAATGTTTGAGACAAAAGTTGACATTAAAGTTTTAGCATATTTGGTTGGCGAAGGATATAACAGAAACAAAAGAGTGTTATCTAAAAGAGAAAACGCAGTGAGAGTTAGAATTACAAACGAAAGAAGAATTTTAGCAGATAAAGTGCCGTGGAAAAAGAAAGACGATGATTATAGAGAATAAGGCCGTTATGCTTTTACACTACTATTTATAGAAGACAATAATGTAACATAGGAGAATTTTAATGCCTGCAAGATTTGATTTTATTTCACCGGGAATACTTCTTAATGAAATTGACGAGAGTAAAATACCCGAAACCGTCAATGATGAATTGGGACCCGTGATTGTTGGTAGATCACTAACAGGACCGGCAATGAAGCCAGTTCGAGTAAAAAACCTAGAAGACTTTAATACTATTTTTGGAAAAGGAATCTCAGGTAAAGGTACGCAAGATAATGATGTTTGGAGAAAAGGAAATCTAGTTGGTCCAACATATGCAGTGTATGCAGCACAAGCACACTTGGCATCTGAGACCACACCTGTAACTTTTGTCAGATTACTTGGCGAAGCATCCACAGATGCCTCCACTGACGCTCAGCTAGCAGGGTGGAACATTGCAGACGCTGGAAACCCTTCTGCGACTGTTGCTGACAATAAATCTGCCTACGGTCTTTTTATCATACAATCAGGTGCTCTTGGACAGCTTGGTA